GATAATGGTAAAAATACCCCGAACGATAATGGTAAAAATACCCCGAACGATAAGGGTAAAAATACCCCTAAACTACCTATATTACAAAATCAAAAGAATACAAAAACAAAAGAAACAATACCAAAAGAACAAAGCGCAAGCACTTTTTTTGAGTGTGAAAATTCTGCTTTTGAGAATTCATCACAAACACAAAGCGATTTAAGTGTTAAAAAGCCAAAAGCTAAAAAAGCTAATAGTGCTTTAAACATTACAAACGCTTTTAACGCTCACAAAGACAAAATACACCATTTCACGCTGGCTGATGTTTTGGAATTCGCAAAACATAGAGATGAGATTAAAAAGCCGATAACTGAAACGGGCGCAGTTAAAATCATCAATAAGCTCATTAAGCTAGGCATAGGGGCTTATGACAGCATAGAAAATAGTATTACAAACGGATGGCAGGGCTTATTCGAGCCACGAAAAATTAACTTTGAAAACTCTGCCTACGCCCGCGAGCGCAATAAGGCAAGGGGCGACCTTGCTAAAAAGTATGTTACAACCGATTTGAACGATAGATATTACAGCGATGACGATTTAAAAGCCTTGAATTTTCAAAAATCAAATACGGAGGATTTCGATGGAAACAACTAACTATAAAGACCGCGTTTTAAAAACTGCGCGTTTAGACGGCATAAGCGAGCGTTTTTTAAACGATAGGGAAAATGGCGTGCTTATGCACGATAAGGGTGCGTTCGTGGATTTAAACAACGCTTTAAGCGCAATGCAGGGCAAAAAAAATCTGCTTTTGTGTGGTGAAACGGGCAGAGGCAAGACTTACCTAGCTTTTGAACTAGCTATGCGTTTAAAAGAGCAGACGGGCGGAGAGGCTCGAATTTACTACAACCGCGCGAGCGTGTTAGTAAGCGAATTTAAGGGAAACTTTAAAAACATCGCCAAAACCTTGCAGGGCGTTTTTGCAAAGGAGAGCATTTTTTACGATGAACCGCCCACGCCCTGCAAATTCGTTATTATCGATGAGCTACACCAGCTACAAAGCGCGGACGATTGGGAGATTATCAATGAAATAGTGATGACGGCTTATGATAAATTAGTGCCTTTGTGCTTAATTTTCAACGAAAACCCCAAAAATTTACTAAATTTTTTAAGCAAGATGGCTGTAAGTCGCCTAAAACAAGGCGGTGGCGTTGTGGTTTTGCAGATTAAAGGTGTGGATTTAAGGGGTGAGTGATGATTTTACAAAAAAATGACAGCGGAGATAGCTTAACGGCTTATTTTGAGAAAATGAAAGCCAAAAGCCGAGAGAGTAGAGACGAAGCGGGACTTAAAAATGAGTTGCCCGCGCCAGCTACAAGCTGGTGCGAACTTTTTAAGTGCTATTTTGTCAATAAAAAAGGCACAGCCTTTGAGTTTTTAAGTGCTGAACGGCATTTTTTGGATAAAGAGACAAGCTATATCTCATTTAAAGCCTTTCGCTACAAGCAAAATAACGCTGGGCGTTGGGTATTTGCGGGCTTTTGTGAGATTAGCGGACTTGACAGCCCGCGAGAGTGGAGCGACTACGCCCGAGCCTTTGATGCGCTTTGTTGGAAAAAACGCGTGCAGAGCCTTGACAACCCTAGCGATAGTTACTACCGCTACACAAGCCGAGCCGCGATTTTAATGCGACATTGTCGCGAGACGGGCGAACTACCCAACTCTTACGCGCCACGCGTTGAGGTTATAAAATTTGTTGAGTAAATTTTTAAAAAATTTGCTATAATTTTGGTGCTGGCGTTCAGCTGGTCTCCTTTGTGAAAAATTTGTGGGGGCGCAAGCCCCCATTTTTTAAGGATTTAAAATGTCAAAAATAGACGAAAAACGCTACAAAATCATTCTACAACGCTTTAAAGAAGTAGCAAATGTCGCAAAACCCAACAGCACAGCAAAAGCAGAAAACGCAACGCTTGGCAAATTAAGCGTTTTAGATACGAAAGACAAGGACAAAGTGCTTTTTAAGTGCTTTACACTTGAAAACGGGGGCGCAAGCACTGATATATCAGGGCAGGACAAGCGCATAGTGAGCCGTGATTATGCTTTGGAATGGACGCATAGCGCACGAAATGGAAATTTGACTAAAAAATACCCTAAATTTAAGCGTGGCGCACGAAATACAGCGATTTGGCTTAATTGTGATTGGATTATGCCCGCATTTCGCACCCGCAGAATACTCATACATATAGGAAACTACCCACAGGATACCGCGGGGTGCATACTTTTGGGAAAATCGTGCAACGAAAAACAAGGGTGGATAAGCAATTCAGTCGAGTGCGTGCGCGAATTTTACGAACTTTTGGAAAAAATCGATATAAAAAACTGCTATTTGCGAATTTTAGAATGCTAACAAAGCCCTATTTTTAAGGCATTTTTAAAAAATTTGCAAAAAAATTCAAAAATTTATCTAAAAAACACTTGACAAAAAAACTTTTTTTTGTTATAATTTTCGCAAGTTTTTTGAGTAAGGAGGAAATTATGAAAACTCAAAACACGATTAAAAGCGAAATAATCGCAAAGGCTGGCTTAACAAAAGCTGAGATTAAAGAATGCTCGGATTTTTTCGAGCATATCAAAAGCGTTGCGCACTTTATTAAAAATGGTGCGTTTTCAAAAGCTGGGTTTTTAAACCTTGCGTTTGGCGAATTTGCGGACAGCAGATTTAAATTAAACGCTAGCGAGAGCGTTAATATAGCTCACCGCTTAATACGCGAACACTGCGCGAAGCTCTATTTTAGAGCTTACAAAGCGGCTTAAAGGGGGTGTATGATGAATTTAACGCACCTTGAAAATAGATTGGGGTCTATACTCAACAAAGCCCCGCAAGTCGCCGAATTTGAAGTAAGCGCGAGCTTTGGGTATAAAGGTCAGATTAAAATTGATTTTATGCTTTGCCCTTTGGAAAAAAACGGGCTTTTGACTTGCCGAAAAACGCAAAAACTATTTTCTTTTGAAAAACAAGGGCAAGCGTTTCAAATAGGGATTTTTAGCCCTTGCGGATTGAGTTGGCAAGAGTTGGGCGCGTTTTTGGATTTATACGCGCTTAAAATCACGCAAATTTGCGATGAGTTTGCGAGAGCCGAAAATGAGCGTAAAGACAGCTTTTTAAGTGAGTTTTTTAGCGCAAGTTTTGCGCCCACGCTTACATTTGCAAAAGGGATTTAGCGATGATTATACAGCACAAAGGGCTTAAACTCCACTTAAAGAGAATTCAAAAAGTGTGTGAGTTTTGTTTTTTTGGTAAAAAAATCCAAATTAACAAAATTCAAAGTTGGGTATTTTTACCCGCACTACGCGCGAGCGCGAACAAAAAAACGCGCTACGCCTTGAAAATAGGATGTGCAAAATGTTTATCATAAAGCGAAAAAACGAGATTTTAACGGTCTTTAAAAGCGTTGAGCGCGTTAATTTTGATAAAATCTCGGGCAGAGTTGAATTTGTGTTTGAAAATGGCGAATTTTTAAACATTAAAATTAAAAGCGAAAGTGGCGATAGCTTGGAAAACGCGATAATTCGCGCATTTTCTACAAATGAAACTTTTGTTGAGACTTGGGAAACGCGATAATTCTCGCATTTTCTACAAATGAAATTTTTGTTAAGGTGTGAAATGAAAGAGCGATTTTTAAGTAGTATGAGCGAAATTCAAATCACGCTTTCGTGCATAAGGCGCGAGCTTGGTTTGATTTTGCGCTTTGGAAAAATCGAAACTGAGGCTAGCTTTCAAGCGTTAAAGTGCTTGCAACAAATACGCTCTCAATGCGAAAGCGCGGACTTGGAAATTTCAAAGCTGAAAAATGACTTTGAGCTTGAATTAACAAGGCTTGAAAACGAAATTTGCGAGCTTAAAAACAAGGAATTTAAGTTGCAAAGGCTTGCGGAGCTACGCAAAGAGATAGCAGAAATCGAAAGGAGCTTAAATGTTTAAAGCGTTGATTTTGATTTTTGCGGTATCTCTTGCGTTTGGCGTAGGTTTCAACCCAAAGCAGTCGATGAATGAGTGTTTGTATGAAATTCATCAAGCGCAAAACGAGCTGTTAGCGGTGCTTGCGTTGGGCTACATACACGAGGGTGAAGAGAGCTTTGCGCTTTTAGTGATGAGTGATATTTACGAATACCCGCACGAAAGAGGCGTTTATAGTGATTTTATGCAAAAAACAGCACGAAAAATAGCCAAAATCAAAGACAAAGACAAAGCAAAAGTCTATGTTTTAGAGCTTTTAAAAAGTAAAGAGCAAAATTTGCGCTATTTTAAAAAAAAATGTGATAGGCTGGCTCGCTTGAAAGGCTTAAAATGATTTATGAAAAAGGAGACGAAATGGAAAATTTCAATAATGAACCTACGCTTTTTGATAGTATGGGTAAGGGAATTTTAGTTAGCAAGGAAAATTTACCAACTGAAACATGCGAAACGGCGCAAAGTGCTTTAAAGTGCTTTGAAAATGCAGACTTTGGCAAAGTGCGAGTGCTGGGCGATAGCGAAAATCCGCTTTTTTGTCTTGCAGATATTTGTAAAATTTTAAATTTGGATAGTGTCAATAAGGTAGCAAACGCTATAAAAGCAGAGTTTGAGCTAGGGGAATTAAATTCCGCCAGTTTTGACACGGGTTTCGGTATTAAAAATTTTACAATGTTAAGAGAAAATGAATTGTATTTTATTTTAATGCGTTCAAAATCGCCCAAAGCAAAACCTTTTAGGCGTTGGGTTTGCGATGAGGTTTTACCTAGCATAAGAAAAATAGGCAAATATGAAGTGCAAACGCACGCTATACCCAAAACTTACGCTGAGGCTTTACTTGAAGCTGGGCGGCTCGCCCTTGAAAATGAGCGACTTTTAGCGCAAGCCCAAAAAAATGCGCCTTTGGTAGAATTTGCCGAAAATGTAGCGCATAGTGTGAATTCAATCAGCGTTAATGAATTTGCGAAAATTTTGGGTATAAAGGACTTTGGCGAAAAAAAATTATTTGCCTATTTGCGCGAAAACTCTTTTTTAAATGCGTTTAATCAGCCTTATCAGAAATATCTAAATTTAGGGCTTTTTGAGTTGAAAGAGGGGACTTATGCCACGCAAAAGGGCTTAAATACATACACGCAAACGCTCATCACGGGCAAAGGGCAGATATATTTAAGTGAGAAAATCGAAAAATTTTTACAAGGGGGCGAAAATGATTAAGTGTGAGAAAGATGCACTAAATGATGATGAATTTATATTGTCAAATTTGATTTTAGAGCGCAAGTCGCTTTTTTATCAAATTTTGCAAGACACAGGCATTATTTTGTCTAAAAAGAGACTAAAACAGCCTTTTATTTTTACAAAAGGCACAAAGTTGAGAAATTGCGAAAAAACGCAGGATTTTTTAGTGATAAGTCTTTCTCAAATCGAAAGAATTTTGGTTTTTTGTGAGAAAAACCAAAGCGAAAGAGATAAATTCGCTAAAAACTACAAAAAAGCAAAAATTACTCGTTTGCAGTTTGTTGAGAGTATTTATCAAAAAGCGTTAGACATTTTGAAAAATCATAAATCAAAATTTGAAAAAGATTTTTCAATTTTTCTTAAAAAAACTTGACATTTTTACTTTTTTAAGGTAAAATTTTAAAAATTCAAAAAAACAGGAGGAAAAAATGGAAACATTAAATTTTGAAAATCGAAAGTCTTTTATTGACAGACTTTCAGCGGTGCAGGTGGCTCTTAAAGTCCCAAAGGACAAGGGGGGCAAGGATAAAAAGCTAAATTACAAATATCGCTCGTTAGAGGATATTTTAGAAAAACTTAAACCTTTGCTTAAAGAGCAAGGTTTGGGCTTTGCGTTGAGTGATGATGTAGTGGAAGTTGGCTCTAAAAACTATATTAAAGCCACAGCCACGCTTTTTGATGAATTCGGCAATACACAAACCGCCACAGCTTTGGCGTTGGAGGATACAACGGGCTATATTAAGGGGGCGCAATTGAGCGGCTCTACTAGCTCTTATGCCCGCAAAAATGCGCTTTGTGGGCTGTTTTTGCTTGATGACAACCGCGATATAGACGATATAGGTTATCAAGCCCCAGCGAACCCAAACAATAAGCTGTCGGTGGTCTCTGCAAAGTCGGCTGATGCGCTTAAATTAGTGGCTTTGAAAAAAGAAATAGCGGAAATCGCGCTTAAAAAAGGGTTACAAAAAGAGCAAATACCGATTTTCATTGAGTGGTCGGGCGTTGATAAGGACAACGCGGAAGCCTTAACAGCTTTAAAAGCTGATTTAATGGATTTGTTGGCTGAATTTTTATCACAAAATGGGGAGGTTGAAAGTGTTTAACAAATACCCCAAAAATCAAATCATAACTGATATGAGCTTTGATGAATATCGACAAATCGATGCTTTAAATCAAAGCACCATCAAAGAAATTTTAGAAAATCCGTTTTTCTATTGTGCTGGGGTTGAAAAACCCCGCGCAGAAAGCAAGGCGTTGGACTTTGGCTCTTTAATGCATGATTTTATACTTTCACCCGATGAAATCGATAAGAAATATCAAATTTTAAAGGATATTGATAAAATCGACTTGCGAAATAAAGAGCATAAGGCTCTTAAAGAACAAGCCGACAAGGACGGAAAAACGCTAATTGATGGCACACTTTGGGCTGAAACGCAAGCGATTTTAGAAATTAACGGCGATGTCTTTAAGGCGTTTTTTGATAACGGCTACAAGGAAGCTGTGTGGCTCGGCGATTTACAAAGTGGCGAAAATAGCCATTTTTGTAAGGCTCGCTTTGATTTTTTAGATGATGAGCTAAACATTGTGGATTTAAAATTCGTGCAAAGCTCAAAAAAAGCTGATTTTATCAAGGCTGTGGCTAATTTTGGGTATCACATTCAAGCCGCCTTTTACACTGATTTGATAAACGCTCGCAGCTTTACTTTTGTAGCTGTTGAAAAAAAATATCCGTATATGGTTGGATTGTATCAGCTGGATATGGTAGCTTTGGACTTTGCGCGAAAGAAAATCGATGAGGCTTTTGAGATTATTTCTCACAAAGAAAAATATCAAAAAAATGTGTGGCTTGACAAAGAGTTTGAAAATAATGCTATTCAAACGATTTCTTTGCCTAGTTTCGCGTTTTATGAGTAAATTTTAAGGAGTTAAAATGCAAAATTTTAAGTTTTTTTTAAGGGAACACCCACGCACATACGCCCAAGCTGGTAAAATAGGGGGATTTAGCCCCAAAACAATCGCTAGCTTAACAAATCGTAAGCGCAAGGACAAAAAAATCAACCCTAGTTCGGTTTTCTTGTATAGAGCGTTTTTGAATTTGAGCGATGATATTGTGAATTTTTTACAAAATGATGAGAATTTCCAAAATGAAAAATTTTTGAAAATCAAAACTGATTTTTGGGGCAAAAAATCACAAAAAACAAACAACGCTCGATACTATGAGAACCGCAAAGCGAGAACGATAATGCAACCTCACAAAGATAAGTCTTTGGGTCAAGGAGAAAGCTAGTTTATAAAAAAATGAAAATTTTTTAAAAATTTTCTTAAAAAAACTTGACATAAAAAATTTTTTATGTTATAATTTGTACGAAATTTAAAAGGGAGGCTTAAAATGTTTTGTGATGTGAATTTGTTTGGGCGGGTCTCAAAACCCGCCGAGACAAACGAAAAAATTAAAAGTTGCCTTGCGGTTGGGTTTAGTGTGGCTTATCAAAGCACGCAAAAGCAAAACGATGGAACTTATAAAAGTTGTTTTGTTAATTGCATCTGCTTTGGCAAAACAGCCGAAAGGGCGTTAGAAAGGCTAGAAAAAGGCGTTATGGTGAGTATTCGCGGGCAGTTAGGCGTGGATAGCTATCAAAAACAGGACGGAACTTGGGTTAATTTCACTCAAATTTCGGTCGAAAAACTTTTGATTTTAACGCCCAAAAAGGACGGAGAGCCTACGAATACTTATCAAAAGCCAAAGGCGCAAGCGGTGCAAAATTCAAAGCAAAGCGGAAATCCGTATGGTTGTGACAAAAATTCTCAAAAAGGGGATTATAATTTGAATAACTATGACACAGAAAACGAAGAAGCGCCGTTTTAAAAGAGGTGAGAAATGCAAATAATTAGCTATGAGAGCGTTTTGCAAAAAAAGCGTAGAAAACGATACATTAAAATAGTGATTTTAAGCGTTGTGGCGATAGCCTTAACGCTTTTTATCTGCGTTTAAGGGTTTAAGATGAGCTATGTTCCGCAAAAATATAATAGTGATGGCACGCTGAACGAGGATTACATTCGCTATTTTAGCGATGATTGGCAAGATGAGAAAGATTATCACGCCGAAATACGCCGTGAGGTTGAAATGCTTAAAAGAGAGGCTGAAAGTGAAAATTGTTAGTTGGAATAAATGCCTTGCAGAGAGACTTTGCGAGCTTTGCACTACAAAATTTAGACGCAAAGACGGCGCAATTAAAAACTGCGCCCTTTCGATTTTAAAGCTAGATAATGATGACATTATTTTCAATTTGCGCTCAACAACCGACAGCCCAAAAGAAAAACGCTTTTATAGCTTCAAAAATGATGAATACGGTCTAAACTTTGACTTGGAAGTAACGCTAATCGTGCATTCAAGCGAGAGAGACTTTCAAAAAGCCACGAGTTTGCTTTTAGATATTATGAGAGACAATATCATGATCGCGCTAGCAGATGTTTTTTGGCAAAAAGAGTTCAGCAAAAACGGCGTATTTAAAAACGCATTTTTTCATTTAAAGCATGGGTTTATGGCGGGTGATTTTGATAAACTAGTGAAATGGGACGATAACACCGACATTGATAACACCTTTCATTTTGCTTGTATGAGTTCGGCGTATGAGATTAGAAAACTGCCTTTAATTTTTGATAGTTATTTTGAAATACAAGAATTTTTAAGGGCTATTAAAGCCTTATTTGATGCCGAGCAAAAGGCAGTTTTGAGAAAAAAAGTTTTTTAAAAAAACAAAAAGGCTTGAAAATGTGGCGAAATAGGGCTTATAGCAAGTTTGGAAATGTTAAACTTAACACGCCGAGCGGTGTTTTTGATAGCCGTTTGGAATATCAGCAATTTTTAGATTTAAATTTGCTTGAAAAAGTGGGTAAAATTTCAAATTTGCAAAGGCAAGTCCGCATAAAGTTGGGGCAAAGCGAAAAATGTAAAGTGCATTATATTGCTGATTTTGTCTATTTTGATAATGAAAAAGGCGTGTGGGTGATACACGATACAAAGGGCTTCGAAACGCCCGAATTTAAGCTAAAATTAAAGTGGCTTTTGGATACTTACAAGGGCTTTATTTTCAAGGTTTCATTTAAACGCGAGCTTAAAATTTATGAGCCTTTTAATGAAAACGCAAAGGATTTTAAACTATGAGCCTTTTTAGTGATGATATGCTTATAAATGAGCCTATTTTTAAAAGTGAGTTTGATTCTGGCAAAAAAGCTAAAATTTCAAGCTGGACGCCGTGCGAAAAACGGCTTAAAACCTGCTTGATTTATACGGGTAGCAAAGAAATAATAGCGGGTGCACTCTTAAAAGAGATACATAAGCATAGTCCAAACGCAAAGTATTTTTTTGATTTATTTGGCGGTGGCGGTGCGATGAGCGTTCAGGCGTTGGCAAGTGGCTTAAAAGTGTATTACAATGAGCTTAAAACTGATTTATGCTTAATGTTTGAGTATATAAAGGACTGCATAGCTCACCCGCGCAATGAATGGGGAATTTTTGATAAAGAAATGTATTTTTGGGTTGATAAAAACGAATTTTTTAACATAAAAGAAAAATATGAAAATAAAGAACATTTAAAAGGCGCTGAAATCATAAAATCTTTTATTTATAGCTTTGGGGCGAAAGGCATAAACGCATCATACGCCTTTGGGGCTAGGCAATGGAAACACGCAGGACATAATATGATTTTTTACCCTTTTTTAAAAGATGAATTCGAAAAAAGGGGCGAGGGTTTAAAATGGTGTGTTGAGATTTTTAATAAGGAATTTACAAAGCATTATGACAATTTAGACAGCGAAGAAAGAGAATTTAGCGCATTTGTTTTAACTAATTTTATGTTTGGGGACTTTGGCTCTTGGATTGAGCGCAGAGCGTTTTTTAGCTCTTTTGTAATAACACTTGAAGCCTTGTGTATAGCTCGCTTGCAGAAAAATTGGAAATATGAATTTAAGCAAGAGACTAGCGCAAGGGCTTTAAAAGAGTTTTCAAATAGCAAATTATGCAAAATTATAAGCCTTAAACGCCCTGATTTGGTCGCCACAGCTAAAAAATATAAACAAAAGCGTGGCGGTGAGACTATAATGGCTTTTAACAATTTAAGAGCATTTTCGCAAACCCAACAGCTCGAACAGCTCCAACGGCTCGAACAGCTCCAACGGCTCGAACAGCTCCAACGGCTCGAACAGCTCCAACAGCTCGAACAGCAACCCGCTTTTTTAAATTTGGAAATTTCAAACAAGAGTTACGCTGATTTTGATTTTACGCAAATTTGCGAAAATCTAGGGTGCGATAAAAGCGAAATTATCATTTATGCCGACCCGCCATACTTGCGAACTCAAAAACAAAATATCGCTTTTGGCTATCATAAGAGCGGTTTTGACCACAAAGCCTTTGTAGAGTGGGCTAAAAAGCTAAAAGAGCAAGGGTTTAATGTTTTTATAAGCGAAAGCGATGGTTTTGCTGAATTTAGCGGTTTAACGCCGATTTGGCATAAAACAAAGAATAAGGGTAATTCGCGCACAAAAAAAAGATAAAAGCGCGGACGATTATGCCGTGATGAATGAATTTTTATTTAAAGTTTGAAAGGGGCAAAATGAAAAAGAAAATCAAAAGTGATGATAAAACTTTGATTGAAATTTATTTGCGTGTAGCTCAAAAGTTCGCGCAAAACGACAAGTTAGAAAAATACAAAAAGGATAAACAATGAAAATCAACATCTTTAACGACAATTTCCAAAACTATAAGCGTTACAATATACCGAAAGCGCAGTTAGTCATAGCTGATATACCCTATAATTTGGGTAATAACGCTTATGCGAGTTCGCCCGAATGGTATGTTGGGGGCGATAATAAAAAAGGCGAAAGCAAGCTTGCAAATAAGCAGTTTTTCAACAGCGATTTAAATTTTAATTCTGTTGAGTTTTTCCATTTTTGTAGCAAATTGGTTAAACCTGAGCCGAAATCAGCAGGCGATGCAGGCTGTATGATTGTTTTTTGTGCTTTTCAACAAATGCACTTTTTGATAGAAACGGCTAAAAAATACGGGTTTAAAAACAATCTGCCTTTATTTTTCATCAAAAAAACGAGTCCGCAGGTGTTAAAGGCAAATATGAAAATCGTGGGTGCTGTTGAATTTGCAGTCTTGTTTTATAGAAACAAACTGCCAAAGTTTAGAAATGACGGCAAGATGATTTTAAACCATTTTGAATTTGATAATGGGCGTAACGCAAACATTTCAAAAATACACCCCACGCAAAAGCCCTATAACCTAATTGAGCGTTTGATTTACATTTTTACTGATGAGAATGATGTTGTGATTGACCCTTGTTGTGGTTCTGGTGTGAGCGTTTTAGTTGCCGATAATTTAAAAAGAAAAGGTTATGGCTTTGAAATCGATAGAAATTTTTATAAAAAAAGTTTAGATTTTTATAAAGCCAACCGAGAAAATACGCTTTTTTGATTTTTAATACAAACCTTAAATAAAATTAAGTTTTGTTTAAGGTTTGATTAAGGTTAATTTATGGTATAATAGGGTTTTAGTTAAGGTTTGAAATTATGGCTTATGTAAGCAAGGAGAAATTAGCATTAGAAAAAGCGCGTGGCGAGTATATCGCAAATTCGCTGTCAATAAAAGAAGTGGCAGAGCTAAACGGGCTTAAAAGTGAAAACTTCCGTTTATACCTTAAAAAAACAAATGCTATAAAGCCCGAACATTTAAATTCAAAAAAAGCTAAAATCCAAAACGCCGTGCAAGCGATTGAAAAAGTAGAAACAGCAACTCTGCCAAAAGCCACAACAGCTATTTTCACTGATTTCGCGGATAAAGTAGATAAATTAAAGGGTGATATGCTGTCAGTCGCTAATAAGTGTGTCTCTGCCCTTGATAAAGCGTTAAGCGATATTGACTATAACAACCCTGATGATTTAGCTATGATTAAAGAATACGCTAATGCGCTAAAAGCCTTAAATGAAGCTGTCGGCATTTTTCCAAAAGCACCGCAAATCGCTATACAAAATAATATGCAAAATAATCAATACGGCGCAAAGAGTGGCACAACCGACAAAAAGCCCGCTAAACTTGAAGTGCAAGTCGAGTTTTTGGGCGATATTTCAAAGAAAGATGACAAAACTATCGATGCTGAGCTTTTAAATGGTTAAAACACAAGTCGCGCCTGCCTTTAAAGATTTATGGCAAACAAATTATAGAGAGTATATCTACTATGGCTCACGCTATGGCGGTAAAAATCACGCAATCGCTGATTTTCTAGGTAATCAAGCACTTAAAAAGAAAACACGGATTTTAGTATTAAGAGAGTTTCAAACGAGCGGGCGCAGTTCGGTTTATAAAGACATACAGGACTTTTTCGAAAATAACGAAATTGAGTATCAATTAGGCGAAATGGACTTGGAAATTAAAAAATATTATCAAAATGAAAAACTCATCAAATTTAAGGCGCAAAGGATAGTTTTAGAATTTAATAAAAGTGAATTCATCTTTGCGGGCATAAATGATAATGTAGTAGATAGCTTAAAAGGGCTTAAAGATATAAATTTTTGCTGGATTGACGAAGCGAACTTTTTAACTGAATTTAGCTATAATAAGCTAAAACCGACGATACGGGCTTTAAACTCAAAGCTGATTTTTAGCTTTAACCCCGAAAAAGACGATGATTTTTTATATCAAAAGGCGATAAACAATAAAGATGAGCGTTGCTTTGTTAAGAAAATTGTAGCTAGCAAGTATAATAAAGAGCTTAAACGCTGGGTTTGTGGCGACAATCCTTTTTTAAATGAAACAATTTTGGCAGACATAAATAGCGATTTTCAAACTATGACCCCGCAAATGTTTGGCTGGGTGCATTTAGGCGAGCCTTTGGGCGTGGAGGACGGAAATGTTATAAATACCGCCGTGATAGGATATTTTAACGACAATGAACCGCAAGGGTATGAGCGTATTATAATCACGGCTGACACGGCTTTTAGCAAAAACGAAAACGCTGATTTTTCAGTGATAGGCGTTTTTTGTGTAAAGGGCAACGATATTCACTTAACGCGTATTTTTCGTGGGCGTTGGGATTTTAATGAGTTACAAACGCAAGCTATTAACGCTTATGAATGGGCTGTGGATACCTACCATTTAAGCCCTACGGATTTTATCATAGAAAAAAAGGCAAGCGGTATTTCACTACTGCAAGAGCTAAAACGCTTAACGCATTTGCCTTTAAGGGAAGTTACGCCCAAAAAAGATAAATTTACAAGGGTTTCATCAGTTTTAAGCGAGTTTCAAAGGCTTAAACTGCCTATGTCTAAAAATCCGCTTAACTCTTGGGTAAGTGGGTATTTGAGTGAATTAAAAGCATTTAGGGCAGACGAACAGCATTTACACGATGATATGGTAGATTGCACTTACTACGCTTTGGATTTTTTATTAAAGCGTTCAGTTTCGTGGGCTGATTTTTTGTAAAATTGTGATATAATGGCAAATATAAAAAAACAAAAGGAGCTAAAATGCCTCTACACTTCATTTATAAGGACGCAAAAGGCAAACTCAAAAACGAGTTAGTCAAATTTAGCGAGCTTTCAAAAGTGAGCTATTTTCAAAACTTCGTCCAGCGTGGTGCGTTTTGCGTTTTTGTTGAAAGAGAATTGACAAAAAGCGCAAAGGGTGATTTAAAGGACGACTTTACGCTTAAAGAGAAAGTCCTAGCTTACGCCCATTTACAAAGAGAATGCCAAAAGCAAATAAGCGAGCGAGCAGAAAATAAAGAGCGAGAGCTAGAATACTTAAATGAGTATTCTAAAAGTATTTTGCCTTTGATTAAAACGCTTTGCGGGGCTATTTGATGAATGATTATATTTTTACACTCTCGGGCGTTATTACGGGCGTTTTGTTTGTTTTACTTTTAGCTTTTGTTTTGAGTTTTTCAGGTTGTAGCATACAGCCGAGAGAGGCTAATATGTGCTTAAAAAAATGGCTATTGGGTTAAATGCCCCAAAGGCACGCCCGCAGGCACTATAATAAAAAAGTAAGGAGCTAAAATGCCAAAAAGTAAGGTGTTTTTATCAAAAAGCGAGCGCAAGTCTATGTCAAAGGCTATTAAAAGTCGCCCTAGACAAGCAAACGGCAGGTTTGTATCAGCAAAAAATAAGCCCGTTTTGGTTTTAGATGATAGCGCACAGGCGCGTAAAGTTGAAATGATTAAGGCTGCTGATGAGTTAGATAAGACGCCATCGTGGCTTTATTTTTTGTTTGCGTTTTTGTTTTTAGTGTTGTTTGGGTTGGTGATTTTTTATGAAATTTAAACTCAAATACTGCTTTTTCTTATTTCGCTGGTGGCTCATAGGGCGAAATTTTTGCAATTTACCCAAATGGTCTAAAAAATGGTGGGTTGTCTATATAGCCAATAAGGCTTTATGGATTTTGATATCATTTTCAATACTTTACACTATTTCTAATTTTTTGGGACTTTGCTGATGGTAGATTTAAATGCGACAGCAGGCACTTTAATCGGTTTTGATGAGTATATCGCCATTATACCCTGCCTTGTGCTTGGGCTTTTGGTCGGTTCGGCTAACTATTTTAAGCCCTTTTTAGAAAACCACGATTTTAAAGGTTCGTGGCATAGGATGCTTGCCAGTATATTAAGCTCGTCTGTGCTTTCGTTTATCATTTTTGCGATTTTAGACAGCACAGACTTAACCTTTATGACAAAATTAGCTATATCCTGTGCTGTGGCGTTTTTAGGCATTGATAAAGCCTTAAATTTGGTAGAGAGACTTTTAAATTTGCGTAAAGGGGGAAGCTCTTAAATGTGTAAGCATACTTATTATTTCATTAGAATTTTAGTGATTTATCTTTTTGTTTTGAGCTTGGGTTATAATATATATCAAAATGCTACAATAGCAGCGTATGAGCAAAATTTTGATGGATTTTTGCAAGAAATTATCGATTTAAGGAGTAAAAAATGAATTATGTGTGTGGTGCGCTTTTATCTGTGATTATTGGTTTGAGTGCGTATATTTCAGTTTTAAAAAAAGAAAACGCTAATTTTATGGATGAAATCAATCTTTTAACTTTGTCAAATACTGTGGCGCATATTCAAATCGACAAACAAAATTTAAGCATAAAGCTAGCAAATGAGAAACTGCGGGGCTATGAGTTAAAAATGTCTATCATAGAAACAAAATATCAAAACGCCCGCAAGGACTTGAAAGCTAAAATTAACAAGGTTAAAACTTGTGAGGACGCTATGACTTACCTAGACGATATGTTAAAGGGGGTAAAATGAAAAAAGCTATCATAAAAAAGCAAAAAAGGTTAGATGCGAATAAAAGGCACTTTGCTAGATTTTTGTGCTATTTTGTATTGCTTTTTTTGCTTGCAACCCTTGCGCTTACCTTTGTAGGTTGCGCCAAAGAAAAAATCGTAGTTGAGTATAAAGAAGTATTTAAAGCTGTGCCTCAAAAGTGCGATTTAAACATTTCAAAGCCCGTTATAATCGACACAAGCACACTGCAACGCAAATTAGACACGATTACGAATTTAAGCTATGATGGGCTAGAAATAAGAGAAAAAATTAAGAATGTGCCTTGCTTAAACATTACTGAATTTGAGAGGTTGAAAAATGAGTAGATTTTTAACAAATTTTGTGTGCGTGAAAATTTATCGCTATGGCGAAACGCCCGAGCTTACTGAAAATTTAGTGTATGAAATGAACGAAAACCGCATTTTTGTAGTGCCGAAAGGCTTTAAAACCGATTTTGCAAGTATCCCCCGCATTTTTTGGGCGATTATTGCGCCTTTGGGTAAGCACACTTTGCCCGCCGTGTTGCACGATTTTCTTTATACTGAGGGCTACAAAATGGGAATTTCGCGCAAAGAGGCGGATAAAATCTTTTATAGAGCTATGATTGATAGCTTTGTAAATCGCTTTACGGCAAACATTATGTGGGCGTGCGTGCGCCTTTTTGCAAAAAATCACTACAAGGATAAAGAATGAGTAAATTTTACCCTAGTAAGCCAAAACAAACAACCGATTGGAAAGGCATAAGCGACAAAGCAAAAGGCGAGATTTCGCTAGACATTAGCTCACCTATCAAATTTAGCGATAGCGCAGTGAATGCGTGCTTTGATAAATGGCAAAAGCGTTTCATGGACGAGTGGGTTAATCCTATCGCTAACATCGGCGTAGGCAACTCCATCACACAATATACAATGTGGATTAACAAGCGTATTTCTTACGCTGAATGCGCTTTTTTGGCAAATGACAGCATTATAAACAATGCCATTTCTAAAATCGCAAATGAGATTTTTAGAAAGGGCGGAAAAATCGTGCTTGAAAACCAAAATCCAGACTTTGAAACCGAATTCATCAAAAAACTTGAAAAACGCATTGATAAATTGAAGTTTTTTGATACTCTACATAAAGCTGTGATGACAACTCTTACTTATGGCGGTGCTTTGATTTACATTGACACGAATATAGGGCAAAACAGCACGCTTGCTGACCCTATTTACTTTAAAAAAGATTTCATCACAAGCGAAACAATCACAAATTTAAGGGTGATTGAGCCTTATTTGTGTGGGGCTGTCGATGTGAATTCATCAAATCCGCTGAATGCCGATTTTATGCAACCTAGCAAATGGTATATTAGCGGTGCGGGCGTTGTAGATAAAACAAGGCTTGTGAGTTTGAGCTTCTTTAATGCGCCCGATATGCTTAAACCGCTTTACAACTACTTCGGCATTTCACTGCCTCAGTTTATGAAAGATTTTGTAAAGATAGCGGACGGCGCAAGGCAAGCACTAGGCGACATTTTCACAAGATTTCGCACTACAATCCTTAAAACCGATTTGAGTAAAATATCGGCGCAGGAGGCAATGGATAGAGTGGGCGCGATTAACAAACTACGCAACAATTTAGGCACGCTTTTACTTACGAGCGATGAAGAATATGTAGAAAGTATCACAAATTTAACAAACCTAGACAAACTATTAGCGCAAATGCAAGAAAATATCGCCGTTTCTGCAAGAATGCCCGCTGTCAAATTGCTAGGTTTAACGCCTAGCGGTTTTAATGCAACGGGCGATTTTGACTTAAAAAGCTACTATGATGAGGTTATGTCTTATCAAAATAGCATTGTTAAACCGATTATAGAGAATTTTTTACACATTTTTTCACTTGAATTAGGATTTGATTTATACCCAAAATATGAGTTTGAGAACCTTAACACTGAAAACGCGTTAAATCAGTCGCAAATTAACGCTACCGAAAGCCAAGTGGTTAATAATTTAATCCAAAGTGGCGTTATTACGCAAGAGCAAGGATTTAACTACTTGCAAGGTAAGAAAATCATTGACAAAGGCGAAGAGTTCGATGAGAGCGTGGATGATTTTGGGCTAGAAAGCGATTTAAACTATGGCAAAAACGGACAAGAAAACGAGCAAACGCAAATCACAAGCCAAACCGATAACGCTTAAAGCCATTTTGGCAAGCAAAGCTATTGAAAACAGCCTTAAAAAGCAGTTGGGTGAAATTTCAAAAGCTATAAATAAGAGCGTTACTTTTTGGGGACTTGCGAAAATTAAGCAAAATTTGGATAAAAACACGCCCAAACAGCTTGCTTTTGAGCTAAACGCCCTTTTAAGAGATTGGCAAAAGAAAATCAACGAGCGTGCAAAAGTTTTGAGTAGAAAGCTCGTTAATCAAACCGCTGGGTATATTGATATAAATTTAGCAAATCAGCTAAAAAACACGCCTTTAAAAGACGCGAGTGTTTCAGCTCTTGCAATTAAAACAATGAGCGTTAAAAAGAGTATGTCAGCGATTTACGAACGAAATTTAGCCCTTATACAATCAATCCCTAGCGATATTATGGAGCGATACCGACAGGGGTTTTTAAACGGCATTTTAAATTTTGACGAAGAGGCGATTTTTAAACTAACTAGACAATATCAGGGCATAAGTGAAAAAAGAGCGCGTTTAATCGCAAGAGACCAAACCGCAAAGGCTGCAAACGACTATCAGCAAGCGAGAGCCGAGCAGTTGGGTTTTGAGTATTATGTGTGGCTTACAAGTAAGGACGAGCGAGTTTCAACGGGCGCGGGCGGACACATACACCTTGACGGGCGAATTTATAAATATAGCGAACCGACCGCAATTATTGACAGCTACGGAAATAGGGGACATTGTGGCGACCGCGTGAATTGTAGATGTTCACAAAAAGCCCTTTTTGTTTTACCTACCCAAGAGCTTAAAAAGGTAAAGGACGCGCTCGCGGGTGATTATTTCGTATTAGTTGAGAAAAAATAAACCCCTTACGCAAAGCGCAAGGGGAAACATAAAAAGGAAATATAATGAAAACAAGCAATTATATCATAAATTTGTAAATTTGTAAAATCTTATAAAGGGGCGTTTTTTGAACCATCCTTTACCTTTTTCTAAAAAAAAGTTTTAACGCCCCTTTATAAAACTTCTTAAAAGTCGCCCCCGAGCGGGGGCTAAAAAAGAGATTATAGAAGGTAAAAACAAGGTAATTATAACATAAAAAACTTAAAAATTTCTTTGTTTTTTAAAGAGTATCAAAAAATGATTTTATATGTTATAATATGATTTGAAATTACAAATCGAAAGGCGTTACGCTATGATTAAATTTATAGATTTCTCATCTCACAGAAGCAAAGATGAAAATGGTTATCTTATAGTCAAGGACAACCCTATTGCAAAGGCTGGCGTGTTTGAGTATCTAAAAAGCGAAATTGACGGCACTTCGCAAAGCGATGAAATTGTAAGGGTTTATCGCCCATTTGAAACCTTGCTAAAAAATAAAGATAGCTTTGCGAATAAACCTATTAAGTGGAAACACGAGTGGGTGGGTAAAGATGGCGTTCCGCAAGCTGATGGGGCGATAGGTAGTAATGTTACGGCTGATGCGGATAGTTTAATGCTTAAAGCGGATTTAATCATTTATAACCCCGAGCTTATCAATGCTATTGAAAATGGACTTGTCGAGTTGTCTCCTGGATACACAGGCGACATTAGCGAAAGCAAAGGTAGGTTTAACGGCGAAGATTATAGCGCTATACAAGAAGTTAGCTGTGTTAATCATCTAGCAGTTGTTGAAAAAGGGCGTAGCGGTAGAGACTTGCGAATTTTAGACGAAAAACCAATTTTAACGAAAGGACAAGAAATGGCTAAATCTAAATTTTACGATAGCTTGGTCGAGCTTATCAAAAAATTCAAAGATAGCGATGGTGCCGAACCCGTAGAGCCAAAAGTTGAGGATAGCCTTGAAAACAAGGCAAAAGCACTTTTGGAAATCGCAAAGGGTGAGGCTGACGATGGTGAAAAACTTGCTAAAATCATTGAGCTTTTGGGCGTTAAAGACGAAGAGCCTAAAACGCAAGATGATGACAGCGAAAATGAGCCAAAAGTTACAGACGAAAACGGCGGAAATGAGCCTAAAACGCAAGATGATGGCGAAAACAAAACTTGCGATGACGATGATGAGGGCAAAAAAGTCGCTGAATTCGTAGATGGACTTGACAAAATTATGGAAAGCAAATTTAAAGCCTTTAAGGACACTATGCTTGGCGAAAACAAACGCATACAAGACAGCTATGCCGAAGTTTCAAAAGCACTAGGGCAAGGCTTTGATTACGCTGGAAAAAGCGAAAGCGAAATTTATAAAATAGGTTTTGAAACGCTTACAAATAGCGAGCTTTCAAGCGGTGTTGATGCTAAAAGCGCATTTAAGACAGCTCTTTTATTGAGAGCCCCAAAATTCGCTGATAGCGCAAATCAAAAAATTACAGACGACAGCTCAAAAATTGATGAGCTTTTGTTAAAGATGAAAGGATAAGCGTATGTTTCAAAAACAAGTAGAAACAGCCCAAGCGTTGGGCGTTGCAGGACATATAGCACAAGGGCGAGGCTCTTACTTTAACACTATCAGCGGTATTTGCGCTGATGATAAAGTAGAGGTAGGATATTTCGTTCAAAGAGGCGATAAAGAGGGCGAATTTAAAGGCGTTAGAGGTGTCGCCGTTACAAAAGTGGCAGGCGTAGCTATTTTTGACAATTTTCAAAGCGCAAATGGCGACTCTGCCGTTAAGGCGAAAGGTGCAAATGTTACCATTCTTAACGAGGGTAGTGTTTTCATTGAAGCGCAAGTAGTTGCAAAAGCGGGGCAATTTGTATTTGTGAAAACAACTGATGGTAGCTTGGTATTTGACGATGCTAATACAAAAGCAGACCACACACCAACAGGCTTTATCGTTGTTAAAGGCAACGGCGAGGCAAAGCGTGGCGTGATTGAAATAAGCACTGCTGGCGCACGATAAAGAAAGGATTTGTTATGGGGATTTCATTACAAACACTACAAAAACTAAACGCAGAGGGTATATTGAACGGACTTGACAAAGTTAAGTTTGGCGATGCTATGCCAACCATTAACGGCGTTAATCTTAATATGCCTAGCGCAGTTTTGGGGCAGCTTTCAACACAAGTGATTGAAAATATCGTTGCGTTGCGAGCTGGTGGCGAGGCTCTTGGTGGACAAGAGAAACTCTTGGATTGGGCTGATGAGAAGTATTTTGTGCCTTTCGTTGAAAAAGCAGGGACTACAACCCCTTACGCAGACAATAGCACGCCTTTGGCAGCTAGTTTGAATGCTAATTTCAGCGAAACAGGACACTATCGCTTTTCAAGCTCTTTTGTGTATGGCTCTTTGCAAGCCGAGCAATTTTCAAAGGCTAGAATTAACTATGCCGATGTGCTTTTACGCTCTGCAACCGAAGCCATAGCAATCGAAATGAACCGCACAGCGTTTAACGGCTACCTTGACAAAAGTGCAAACGCTATGCTTGTTTATGGCTTACTTAACAACCCTAGTTTGCCTAATTATCAAGTTGAAAGCAAAAAAATCGAGGCTATGACTTGGGAAGAAGTGATGGCGTTTTTTGCCAAAGCTATTGTTGCGCTTGTGAAATCAAGTGGAAATCATATAAACGGAAAATCAAATATCCGTTGCGTGCTACCAGCTAGCGTTTTCGCACAACTACAAAGCAAATACACAGCACTAGGTATTAGCGTATATAAGCAACTTACCGACCTTTACACAGGTATGACTTTTGTGCCTGCGATTGAGTTGGAAAATGCGGAAAACAATAAAAACGCTATCTACTTCATAGGCGAAGCGAATGTTGGCGGTATTGACAAAACCACAAAGCTAGGATATAGCGAGCTTGCCCTTATGGGTAATGTCGTGCAAGAACATAACGGCTATTCACAAGTTGTTAGTGCTGGCACTTGCGGTGCGCTTGTTTATAAACCCGCTTTCGTGGTTCGTTTTTCAGGCGTTTAACGCACAAGGGGGCGCAAAAGCCCCCTACACACATACAAAGGATAAAAAGTGTTTTTAGTTATAAAAGGCTTTAACGGCTTTGATTACAATCTATCAAATGGCAAAACAATCTCACTGCGTGGCGGTTGCGCTTTAAATCAAATTTCAAAGGCGGATTTAGACTTGCTTATAGAAGAGTATCCTAGCGTGCAGGACGCTATCGATGGCGGTTTTTATGTTGTCAATGGCAATGAGGACACTGCTAAAAAGCAAAGTCAAAAGGCTGTTGATGAGGTTAAAAGCGAAGTTGCCGACAAGCAAGAAGAGGCGCAAACCGAAAACGAAGCTAAAACAAACACAAAAATAACGAAACAAGGCAAAAATAAGGGCTAAAAATGGATAAAGAGCGAATTTGTGAAAATTTTTTAAGGATTTACCCTGAATTTAAGCCCGTTTTGAAAATGGACGAGCAAAAAGAAAATTTTTACGCACAAATTGAAAAAGTTAAGTGTTTATACCCAGAATTTAAGGACTTAAACGCTTGCGGTTGCTCTTTACCCTTTTTAGCCCTTTTAGCGCATTATTTTGTGGCTGGTGGATTTAGCGCGGAAATAGGTATTACAAGCGCACAGCAGGGCGTTTTAGCAAGTTCGTCCGTTGGAGATATAAGCGTAAGTTATCAAAGCTCACCTTATGCTACAAAAGGCGATGAATTTACCTATTTTCTAGCCACAACGCGATACGGGCAAGAGTATTTAGCTTGGCTTGCAAGGCAATCAGGGTTGAGATATGTCAATTAAAATTCGCAAAAAAGAAAAAGCCTTTAAAAGTAGCATTTTCACTAATAAAAAGCTAAAAGTCGGTATTTTTGAAAGTGCAAAATATGACGATGGCACGCCTGTGGCGCAGGTTGCTTTTTGGCAAGAATTTGGCACAGCTAAAATTCCTATGCGCCCTTTTTTTCGTAACGCAATAGCTAAAAATACGCGAAAATGGGGCGACAGCGTAAATACAGCCCTTATAGGCACAAATGATAGCGAAAAAGCCTTGAAAATGCTAGGCGAAATTATGCGCGGGGACATTGTTTTAAGCCTCACAAACCTTAACACACCGCCAAACGCGCCCAGCACAATCAAGCAAAAAGGCTCATCAAACCCACTAATTGATACAGGGCTTTTAAGAAATTCTATATCTTGGGAGCTTGCCTAATGTCGCTTTTAACTGATGCCCTGCCTAGCATTCAAGCCTTAATACCAAATTCGCCCGTTGTCATTAAAAGCGAAGTTAAAAAACTGGTTAAGGGTTTCGTACAAAGCGAAATAAGCGAGTTTGAAACATTCGCGCACATTCAGCCCGTAGGCAATTCAAATACGCAAGCACTAGCAAATACGGGATTACTCTTGGGCGAAAAAAGCTATAAATTCTATTTTACAAACGACTTGCCCGACATTTTGGGGATTTTAGATAACAAAGAAACCTCAATTGTTTGGAAAGGGCGTGAATATAGCGTTTATAGTAAAGAGGACTGGTCGCAAAACGGCTGGGTTAAAGTTTTAGCGACATTAAAGGGCGAAAATGTTTGAATTATCACACCTTTATCACCTTTTTAAGCCTGAAAACAACGAAAATCAAATCACAAGCCTTGATTTTGTGATGGGCGGGACACAATACGCGCCTAACTTTGTTAAGGGCGTTGTGCTTTGTAGCGTTGTGAGTAGCGAAGTGGAAACAAGTAATACTAAAACTTTGCATAAAATCGATGACGAAAATTTGCAAATCAAAGAAGCGAGCTATGTTCGTTATACCTTACAGCTTGACATTTACAAGCAAAATGGCAAAAATTCGTTAGAGATTGAAGCGTTTAGCGAGGCTTTGCGTTTAAGGGAGTGGCTACATAGCTACTATGTCGAGGATTACCTCAGCAAAAAAAGCGCTGAAATTTTGCAAAATTTTAGTATAATACAAACAACGAGCGAGCTTATAGAAAATAAGCTCATAAATAGGGCGTTCTTTGATTTTGCGATAGTTTCAAAAGTTGAAATTATAGAAAATGATAAGAGCTTAAAAAATATCGTCCTTGTGGGCGAAAATATCAACGAAAGGAATTAAAATGAGTATAGCAAGTGCTTTACCATTAGACTTGTTAGTGCAAGTCAATTCTCAAAGTGTGGGGGGAGCTACCTTTACCATAAGCAAACTACCCACGCTTTTGATAACAAAGGCAGATGACACAATGCCTAATCCTCAATTTAGCGAGTTTTCAAACGCGAGTGCAGTTAAGCAAGCGTTTAAAAAGGCTAGTATAGGCGCGTTTGCGGATAAATACTTTGGCTTTACAAGCAAAAACGCCACTAAATGCGATAGTTTAAGCGTTTTTCAGTTTAACGAGGCAGCCAAACCCGCAACGCTAAAAGGCGCAAAAGCACCAAGCTTGACAGCCTTGCAATCAATGAAAGGTAAGGCAAGCATAAGCATAGATGGCGTGGCGAAAAACTTAACGCTCGACTTCACAAGCTCAAATGATAGTTTAAGCGCGTGCGCGACAATCATTCAAACGGCTTTACAAGCAGTAGACGGCGCGGCGGACGGCTTTAAAAAAGCTACTTGTGAATTTAACGCTTATACTAATGGCTTTGTGATAAAAAGCGGGACGACTGGCGAAAGTAGCTCAGTCGGCTTTTTTACAAAGCCAACGGAAGAGCTTATGAATGGAAACACTGATTTAAGCGAGAAACTAGGGTTAAGCGAAAGTGAAGGCGCAACAATTCTAAACGGCTTAAATGCCTTAACACTTGAAAGCGCGTTAAATTTGATTGACAAAAGAAACGGAAAATACGCCGTGATAACTTTTGATTTTGAATTTGACACGCTAAAAAGCGACCTTGCAACCTTTGGCGCGTTTTTGAAAAATACAAATTGTAGGTATTTAGGCGTTTATAGCGGTAGCAATCTAAAAGACGAGGATTTAAGCGATTTCGCGGGCTATGATGGGCTTGTGGCTGACTATAAAGTCGGCGAGGCTCAAAACGGGCTAGTTTGTGCGTTTTTTAGCTCAATCGATTTTAGCAAAGCAAATTCAAATGTCAATGTCGCTTTTAACGATATGAGCGAATTTTCAAGCGTTGCGATTGTAGATGAGAGCGATTTTGAAACGCTAAAAAATAAGCGTGTCAATGCGCCTTGCAAATTCGGCATTCTAGGGCAAAACGATACCCGCTATATGAATGGTGATGTTTGGGGTTCGATTACAAGTAGCGCAAATGTCTATTTTGCAAATATCTACATTAAAATCAGCGAACAAGTAGCCCTTTACAATATGCTTTCAAGCGAAAAAATGCTAGGCATACGCGACATTCAAACACAAAACACAGCAAACGGCTATATAACGGAGGCTTTTGAAAAATTTGTGAGCGCAAACATTATAAGCGTGGGCGCAGAGCTTACAACAAGCGAAAAAAGTGCGATTTCGCAAGCGTTTGGTGATTCGGTTGATGATATAGAAAATATATATAGTCAAATTCAAAATTATGGCTATTTTTTCAAAATCACTGATATTGATACAATCAACAAGCAAATAACGATTTCGCAGGCATATATGACAAACGCGCCCGGGCGCGGTTTTGTCATAAATAACTACATTCTAGGAGCTTAAAATGGCGGTTTTATCAACAAACAACGCAACATTAACCATTTTAGTTGCAAACGCTTTGCCCATTGAAGTTGAAAATTTCGACCCAAACAGCGATATGTGGAGCGTTGAGGACTTGCAGACAGCAGACGGCGAGGTTACGCCTGACGGGCAGTTTAATCACTGGGCTATAAACGGAGCGATACAATGCACGCTGAATTTGAGCGGAGGTAGCAAAACAAGCAAGAAACTTGAATTTTTGCTAAACAATCAGCAAAGAGTAGGGCAAAGTTTAAGCTATGTGCCTGAGGTAAGCGTGGTTGTAACGCTAAACGGCGAAACTGAAACTTATGTCGGCGGAATTTTGAAACAAGGCAAGGCTGGGCGTTCTTTGGGTTATCCCAAAATTAACCCGACCGCTTGGGTTTTCTTGTTCCCGCGCAAAGTGTAAAAAAGGATTTTTATGCTAAAAGTTGAAAATAGAGAATTCGATTTCTCAATGATGACGACCGCAGATGTTTTTAAAGCTAAAAACGCTATGATAGCGATGAGCCTTGCAAAGTCTGTAAATGAAAGCATAGAGGCTAATTCAATCCTTGATGAGCTGGCTTTAAAATATGTTAAAGTGAAAAAAGACGATGGCAAATGGGTTGAAAAACTAGACAAAGATACAATTTCGCTTTATTTTAAAGATGAAAGCTCTTTGATTGAAATTTCATTTGCCTTTATGCAAAAGGTTCAGGGTTTTTTAGCCAAATCGCCGAGCTTTCAACGATTTTCAACGGAAAATCATTAAAACCTTTATACCAACAAAGCGCAGAGCCTTTAATTGTGGGGCTTGTGCTTTTTGGGGTTGGGACTTGGCGAGAGTGTATGGAGTTGGATATAGAAAACGCTATTAAAACCTTTGAAATTCACTACATAAACAGGCTTAACGAAAACGAAGCGATAGAAAACGCTAAAAATCAAGGCAAAAATACAACGCCTTTTAAATGAGTGTGTAAAAAAAAACATACTCATTTTTCTTTTTTTTGTGTTATAATTTTTTATCATTTTAAGGGCTAAAAGTGGCTGAAAAACTTACCGAGCTTTCAATTGATATAAGCATAAACGCCAAAGACGCGCAAAAAGAGCTAAAAAACACAGCGCGACAAGCCCAAAAAAGCACAAAAGAAATAGCAGATAATACCGAAAAAAACATAAAACGCGCTGATATTTCAATGCAAGGGCTAGCAAACACACTTAAACGCCTTGCCCTTGCTTATGTTACAATGTCAGCTTTTAAAGCCACGCTAGAAAACTATACGGCTTTTAATACACAGCTTATAAATGCTAATCAGCTTTTAGGGCTTGAAACTCAAAGCCTTGCAGAAATGGGGCGAGCGATGACACGCTTTGGGGGCAACCTTGAAAGCACAATCGGGGCGTTAAAATCTATGAATTCGCACTTGCAAGAAGCGAAATTTAACGGGGGCGCGCTTGTAGATATAGCAAGAAAATACGGAATTCAAATTTCAGCTTATCAAAAAGCCGATAAAGCCCTTTTAAGCTTAGCAAAGCAAATGAAAGGGTTTTCACTTGAAACAAAAACCGCTATAATGTCGCAACTTGGGCTAGATGAGGCTATGCAAAGAGCCTTAATAGACGGGGGCGCAGAGCTTGAAAGGCAAATTCAAAAACAAAAAGCGTTAGGCGTTGAAACGGATGAGGATATTAAGCTCACCAAAGATTTTAACGAGGCTATGTTAGATTTAAAGGACATTTTTTCAGCCCTTGCGCGTGAGATGATACGGGGGATTATGCCCTTTTTGCGCGGGCTTGTAGATAAAATGATTTTCTTTGTGGATATTTTACGCAAAAACGAAATTTTTGTAAAGGGCTTTTTCATAGGCATTACAATCGCTTTAATGCCGATTTTAGCGATTTTAGCAAAAATGGCGATAGCAACACTCACAGCCTTTGCGCCTTTTATAGCGATAGGCGTGGCGGTTGCGGTCGTTGCGGGGATTTTTGAGGATTTATATTATTATTTTATGGGTTGGGACAGTGCAACGGGTGAGCTTGTTAAGAAATTCCCGCACTTAAAAAAGGTGATTGACCCTTTAAAGCCCGTTATAATGGGAATTATGAATGTTTTTAGCAAAATTTGGGCTTTAATTAAAAATCCTAGCTGGCGAGCCTTTGGCGATACACTCAAAAGCATTTTTACTTTACCTATGGACGCCTTGCAAACTTTGGCGGAGGGCTTAAAAAGCTGGTTTGATAGTTTAGGACAAATGGACGGCGTGGCGGGCGCGGTTTTTAGGGCTTTTGGTAAAGGACTTGAATTTTTAATAAACGGCATTAAAAAAGTTAAAGCATACATTGAGAGCTTGACTTGGGATAAGTTTAAAGATGATGCCTTGCGCGTTTTTAGCGCAATAGGCGATTTTTTCACGCGTATGATTGAAAAAATTACAAACGCGTTTAGCGGTATTACTGAAAAAATTAAGAGCTTTGGAAATTCCATAAGTTCATTTTTTGGATTTAGCGAAAATGAAACGCCACAAGCGCAACCGCAAGCCTTACAAGTGCCTATGAGTAGCGCAGTTACAAACAACTACGGGGGACGGACAACAACAATTAACAATAATGTTAATCAAAATATCACAAGCGCAACGCCTATGCAGGTTGCAACAGCTACAACAAGCGCAATCCAAAGCGTTTCAGCGCAAATTCAGCAAGTGGGGAATAATTAAAAATGATAAGCCTTTCAAATGTAGGAAATTTAGCGGGTAATCTTTTAAGCTGGTTTAATCGCATTGAAATTAAGGTTACTGATTGGGGTAAACTCCCCTGCATTGTAAGCGAAATTAGCGAAACGCAAGATTTCAATGCTCCACAATACCCCGTAGAGAGCGGTTCTTATAAGGGCGATACAATCTACAAAATGCCTTTAAAAGTGAATTTAAGGTGTTTTGTGGAGGGTGGCGATTATGTGAGCTTTGAATACGCTTTAAACGAGCTTGTTAATAACAAAAACAACTTTGTAAGTTTATCGAGTTTAGGCTCAAAAACTTACGAAAACTTAAAGGTTGTAAGCTGGGCGAGAGATACAAATTCGCAAATGGTAGGCGCAACGCACTATAATGTGTCGTTGCAAGAGGTTATTTTAGTAAATTCGTTCTCTGCGGGCGCGGGCGCGAGTAAGGGCGCGTATGGTGCTGCTAAATCGCTAGGTAATAAGGCGACTTCGCCGATTTCAAATCCGCGCAGTGTGTTTCACAAAGGATTTTTTTAATGAGAAAAATTTTAGCAAAAATTAGCGAGTTTAAAAGCATTATGGAAATACCCTTGCAAGCAAACCCAAACTATGAATTTAACGCGACTTGCGGGACGCATAATTTTAAGTTTAAATTTCAAACTTTTTTTAATGACAGGACACGAATTTCAGTGTTTGAGAATGAGCTTTGCGTAGTTCAAAATGCGCCGATTGAAATATACAATACTAATTTACTCTTATATTCAAAGATTGAGGACATTTGCCTTTTTTTTGTAAATCAAAGCGATATACAAGGCGAAAGCGTTTCATTTGATGATTTAGGCGTGAAAATAAGGCTTTATTGTGGCGTTTATTAAGCGTTGTTATAAACTTTTAATCGAAGTTGAGAGCACAAAAAAGATTTTTAAAGAGGACGAAAATACGCGTGGGCTTAAAATCGAGTTTGAGGCGATAAATTCGTGTCATTCTAAAAGTTTTTGTCAAGGTAACATTACAATTTACAATTTAAGCGATGATGATATGTATTATTTAGCGAGTTCAGCCCAAATTTTACCAAACAAAAATAATCCCGTTATGAAAAAAAACAGCGTTCAGCTAGAAGTGGGTTATAACAACGATTTAGGTATAATTTTAGCGGGCAATATCATCGCGGTGGATAGCAACTTTAACGGCGCGGACAGGCGCGTGAATTTAAAGGTTCAAAGTTTGGTTTCAAATAATTTGCAAAACAATAAAATTCAAATAGCTTTCGAAAATAATGTCTCAAACAAGCAAATCGCCGAGCAAGTTGCGAAAGAGAACGGGCTTACTTTACAATGGGACAGCAAAATAAAAGAGCTAAAACAAAGCGCATTCAGTTTTTTAGGCTCACCCTTACAACTTTTAAGCAATTTTAGGCAAATGTTTGAAAATGATTTAAATGTGTGGATTGAAAACGATGAAAAAACGCTTAATGTAACGCCGATTGATACGCCCGCAAATAACATTATACAAATTGATGAGGATGGCGGAATGGTTGGCATACCCACGCTTATACAAAGCGGAGTTAAGGTTACAACACTTCTTAACCCAGCATTAAGGGCTGGGGGCTTTGTGCGCTTAAAAAGTCAAAAAATTACACAATATAACGCGGTTTATAGGGTGATTGATTGTAAACATCGCGGGGGCAATCAATCAGCCGAGTGGGTTACTGAAATGAATTTGCAAAAAGTTTAAAAAATGTGTTATAATTTATCTTATTTTAAGGGTTTAAAGTGGCTGAAATAAAAAGCATTGTAACGCCGAGCGATGAGTTAGATTTAGGCAGTATTATTCAAAAACTTATCATTGAAAATTTAAAGAATTTAAACACGGCTTGGCTTGGCGAAATTACTAAAATTGAAAAAAACTTTGTTAGCGTTAAGCAGGTGATTAAAAGTGCTGATGATGAGCCTTTAAACATTGTAAATAAACTACTTGTGGCATTCCCTTATTCGCAGGCTTGGCAAATTCAATTTAAGCTAAAAGTCGGGGATATAGGGCTTTGCATTGTGAATAACAAGGACTTGGATTTATACAAAAGCAACGGAAAATCGTGCTTGGCAAACACAACCCGCTTTAAAGCCTTACAGGATAGCATTTTTATACCTTTAAGCCTTTTTAAAACGCTAGAAAATGAAAATACAAATTTCACTTTAAAAAGTTTAGATAAGGGCAGTGAATTCACATTTGATAAGGACGAAAATTTAACTTTTAGCGTTAAAGGTAAGTCAAATTTTGGTTACGAGCAAGATTTGACCTACAACGCAAAGGGTCAGGTGAATTTGAGTTATGAAAAAGATTTAATAGCGAATGCGAAAGCAAAATATACCCTTAACACGCAGGGCGATTTTATGCTTGAAAGTAAGGGTGCAGTCAGTATTACAAGCGCAAAGCCTTTAAAAGCTGGAACAAGCACGGGAACGCTAAACGATTGCTTTACTGAAATTTTTAGCGCAATGGATGCGCTTAAAAGTAGTGCGTTGGTTGCAGGGCAGGCGACTTTAAGCTGGTTACCTGCTTATGACATAGCAAAACAAAAGGCGCAAAGCCTTATTAAGCAGATTGTGGGTTAAAATGAGTATAAGTTTTATGCTAGACACGAAAAATAACATAGTTTTTGGCACGGATTTTAAGTTAGTGAGTGGCGCGGACGCGCTTACACAGGACATTAAAAATCTTTTACAAGTTTTTAAGGGTGAGTATGTTTTTGATAGTAGTAAGGGCATTGATTATTACGATTTGGCGAGCAAAAACAATTACGCAAACATTCAAAGCGCGATTATCGACTTGATTATGAGCGATGTGCGCGTGCAAGGCGTTAAAAATGTAGAATTTGTCGTAAATAAAGGAACTTTTGAGATTTCGCTACAAATTGAAAGCGAATACGGCACTTTGGAGGTTTAAAATGGCGTTTCCTATTGACATAGCATTAGAAAATGAAACAAATTTATGGACTTATAACAAAAATTCGCAAAGCATTGAGTTTGGCTATAAGGATACAATTAAAGCCGATTATGAAAAAGTGTTTGAAAATCTATTCCCCAACATTAACCTAGATTTTTCAACACCGCAAGGACAGCTCATCACTAGCCTAGTTCAAAGCGATTTAAACGCGATAGCCTACGCCGAGAGCTTTATAAATGCGTTTTTCTTTGGCGGGAGTGGCTTTTTTTTGGATTTGTGGGCTTGGAATAATTTTAGAATTCAGCGAAAAAGTGGCGTAAAATCGCAGGTTACCATTAAGGTTGAGGGTATTAGCGGAACGCAAATTCCATTAAATTTTAAGGTAACGGACGGCACGCATTACTATTTAAATGCATTTGAAACAATTATACCTGAAAGCGGTTTTATAAATTTGACTTTTGAGGCTGAAAAATTGGAGGATTTTCAAGCCCCAGCCGATACAATAAATCAAATAGCTGTGAGTGTTGCGGGTATTGAAAGGGTCAATAACCCAGCCAAGGCAACTTTACCCGTTTTAACCGAAACAGACAGTGTATTATTTCAAAGGTGCTTGACTTATGGCGCAGTGGGTAATTCAAGCACTTTTAAAAGCATTATGGCGAATGTCGCGCAGGTTGAGGGCGTTTCCAAAATTGGCGGCGCTGAAAATTATACGAGCGCAACAAAAGTGATTAAAAATTTGACTTTAAAACAAAATTCAATAAGTATTATTGTTAAAGGCGGGACGGATGTCGATATAGCAAACGCCATCGCAGAAACTCGCCCCACAGGTTGCGGAATGAACGGAAATGTTAATGTGAATTTAGCTTATAACAATGAAAAATATACTTACTCATTTTATCGCCCAAAAATCAAAGAATTAGCGGTAAGCGTTTCGATAAAGCAGAGTAGCATTATAAACGCGGAATACGCGAGCGACATTAAAAAAATCGTCAATGAATATGTGAGCGTTTTAGATTTAGGTGCGTTTGTAAGTCAGCCCGAAATAGCGCAAAAAATAAGGGATGGCGTTAGTCTTGTTAATGTTGTGGATGTGAAAATCGGGCTTAAAGGCGTTGAATTAGGTTATAATTCTATTCAGCTAAATTTGGACGAAGAGGCTTCAATCGCGGACGCTGATATTCAAATTTTGATAGTGGTGTGAGAAAATGGACGAAAATAAATTAAATGAGCTCTTAATACAACAAATGAACGCCATTTATGCCAAAACTATGGATGAATTTGAGCGCGGATTTTTGGCACAATATAAGGGGACGAATATACAAAAGTTGTTTTTAGAGTGTGCTAAAATCAAATACAAATACACTATAAAACCGCTTGAAAGCCTCTTAAAAGATAACTGCAATCTCAGCACGGCAAACGGAACGGGTTTGGATTTATGGGGGCTGATTTTAGGTTTTTCGCGCTATGTTTTTATTGAATTGTTGGATGATGAACCTTTTTATTATACTCTTACGGATAAGCAGTTTAGGCAAATGCTAATGATTATTCAGCAAAAGCAGTTTCAAAATGGCAGTTTGCGAAAAGTAAATAAATTTGTTTATGATATTTTGGGCGAGTATGCAGAACTTAAAGTGTTAGATAATCAAAATATGGAATATATAATTTATCAGTTTCAGGGTATATTACCAACTTGGCTTAAATGGACTTTGGCTCAAACGGATATTTTACCCCGACCCGCAGGCGTGGGGGTTAAGTTAGAGGAAATCGACACAACCGCAAAGAAAATCGGCTTTGCGCCAGATGAGAGCGATAAAACAACGGATGAGAACGCTTATAATGAGCGCGTAAAATTCTTTGAGGAGAACCGCACAAACTTCACAAATGCGATTTTTGCCACAGACGAACAGCAAGGCGAGTAAGGATTTTTGATAAAGGGTTATCAATTACAAGCCCTTTTTATCAAAATTCACTACTTTTTGATAAAAACTCATAAAAGCGCAGAAACACGCCTTAAATCTAAAAAAAAGTTTTTATATACAAATATATTAAGACACTAGGGATAATTTAAATTTGAAAAACCCCTTGATATATAGGCATTTGCAAGGTGTGATTTTTCAACTTTTTAAAAATTAGAATAATACTCTTAAAAGATTTGCAAAAACAAACATTTTCTTATTTTACTTAAACGAACCTTAATGATACAAAATTAGTATTTTTAAAAAGATAAATTTAGTCTTAATTAAATTAAGAGTATTTTAGTATTATTTGAAAAGGACTGATTTAGTATTATTTTAAACAAGATAAAAAATGTCCGTTTAAAATATGATAAAACTTATCTTATTTAAAATAAAAGTGTTTTGCTCTTATTTTAAATGATATTTTTTTTTACTCTCATTTATAAAATTTTTATGTTATAATTTTTCAAAATTTTTAAAGGAGGCTTTATGTCTTTTTCAATTCAAAAAGCAAAAAAAGATGAATACCAACGCAGAGAGCTCTACAACATTTTTTACGAATTTAACAAAAATACCCAAAACGCTATGCAAATTATGCAAACCTGCAAACCCTGCAAAAAAAAGGCGCAAGAAGCAGGGTTAAGCACCGACCAAGTCGATGCCGAAAAAATGGAGCTTTTAATCAATGGCTTTCAGTGCTTTATAAACGCCGTTTATGACGCTAAAAACAAAATTGAGGCTTTGGGCTATGGTATAGATGAGAACTTCAATTTAAAAGCCTATCAAAGCGAATGTGTGGCTTATTTTGAAAAACAACGCGAAAAAGTTATGAAAGAGCAAAATTTACAAGCCGAAAATAGCGAATGGCAAAACGCCTTAAATTCAATCGTTACAAAGTATAACGAGGCGATGAATGCAGAAATTCAACGCGTTAAAAAAGAAATGGGAGTTTAAATGCCTTTAAAAGAGCCAACACCGCCTGAAAAAATCTTTACTGATGAATTTGCCAAAAGTGGCGAAGTTAAAAAAGTGCCTAATGATTTGCAATCAGACGAAAGCCTTTCGTGGCTTGGGGGCTTTACAAAACGATTTTCACGCATACCCGTCAAAGAAAACGGCTTAAATATGATACGACAGACATTCGCGGGCATAGTCCAGCCTTTGAGCGGTAAAATTTTGCAAGTTGAAAAAGATTTAAGAGTTCGTTTTTTGAAAGCTGATAAGGCTAAAATCAAAAATAACGATATTTCTTTTTTAGAAACGCCACAACTTACAATGCAAAATTTAAACGCAAAAAAAGCTAAAATCGTGGATTTTACAAAAGAGCTTATAAAACCGAGTGAAAAAACAATTATCACGGATTTAACGCAAAATGCGGGCGTTATAAGCGGGATTGATACTTTAACCATAGCGGACAAAGCCAAAAGCGTTAATATCATTTTAAGCCCTACAACAAGCCAAAGCGTGCTTAACAATACGCCCCCGAATGATGCGGCAGGCAAAGAGCTTGTAAATGCGGAGTGGGTGATTGCTAATTACGGGATAGCCCCTAGCCCTTATATTCATACATTTAATGGAAATTCAACCACAATCCCCTACAATAAAATACGCGGGTTGAAGTATTTAGCTATTGAGAGCTATTGTGTTCATACTGGTTCGCCTAGCTGTCAAACAGGGCTATTCGAATTAGCGGGTATATCTAGTTGCTATCAAGCATATGGTTCCGTTGATTTTTTGCCTGTGGCTACACATTATAATAGATCAAATTTAGAATTTAAAGCTGGTGAAACAATAAGGGTGGATTGCGTTTCTATGAGTAGCGATTGCTGGGGTTGCTTCTTTGGCAAATATTTAATAATGAGCGAAAGAACTGAAAAAGGTATTCACTTAGAAATTGAGATAGAAGGTGCTGTTTGTTCTGGTGAGTGTGATACAGTAGGAATGTGTGTTGTAAATCCTACGGTTGTATTTTTTAATAAATAGTTAGTTTTTATTTGAAAAAATTAAAGTTTGTGTAGAACTGATATTGCTTGTCAATTTTTCGCTTTGTTTATCATATTGTAAAATAAAATTATAGGACACATAGCATTTACACAAACCACTCACATCATAACATTCGCCACTCATATTCCCCAAATATCCACTATTTTTATACAACCACGAACCACCTGCGGACAATTCTATTTCTTTAAAATTTAAATCAAAATCAGCAAAAGTGCTGCACTCACATCCCAAATAAAAGTCTTCGCAAAAAAAATCATAGGATGTTTTAAACTTTATCCACTTCAACCCGCGTATTTTTTCGTAGGGGATTGTGGTTGAATATCAAAAAAATATGCTAAAATTTGCTATAATTTTACAAAAATAAGGAGCTAAAAATGGCTATACAAGAACCGCAAGCCCCTGATGAACTTTTTTCATCACCCTTTGCAAATAACGGCGATAAATTTAATTTACACTTAACTTCGCAAACAGACGGGGAAGTGAATTGGGCGGATGGCTTTGGCGCGCGCTATAACATAGACAAAAAAGAAGGCGGTTTGTATATCACAAGGCAAATTTTCAATCAAATTTTTTATATGATTTCAAAAAAAATTTTAGATTTTAAAACCTACCTTTATACAGCTTTTTTTAAAGCCGAAAACGCCATTATTACAACCGCCGAGATTACAACCGCCGAGATTACAACCGCAAGCGCCCAAAATCTCACAGCAAACACAGCCACAATTACAGATTTAAGCATTACTAACCTAAACGCTGAAAACGCCACGATTAACAAGGGCGAAATTTTGGGTGGGACAATCACAGCCCAAAGCGTGCTTATAGGGGATAAGGATTTAAACGAAATGCCTATTTTGCAAACGGACAGCGGGACAATGCTTATTCCCACGCCTTTGCCTAGCGCGAGCGGCAAGGAACTTGTAAATGCTGAATGGGTGCGGAATTTTATACTTCAAAACACGCCACGCCTTGAATATGTAGAAAGGCTTACAATACCAAGCGGGGCTAGCGGTTCTTTAAGCGTGTCCCTACCCACAGAGGACATACAAGTGGCGGACGGGGTAAAAAATAAGTTTGTGTTTGAAATTAAGTGTGAAAATGGCGAAATTTACCAAAGCTCAAACGCGCTTGATATGTTAGCTATTGAGGATACGCAGTTTTTAGCCTTACCCACAACCGAAAAGCCCAGCGTAACCTACACAGGCTCGAAAAAAACGGGCGAAAGCTCTACAAGTTGGGAATTTACAATGGCTTTTAGCACAAACGAAACTCTAAAAAATAACACTTACACGATTACACCCTTTGATTTTCAAGCAGATACAAAGGCTTACATTAAAATCTACTTTAAAAAAATAGAGTAAAATAGGGGCTTTGCGCCCCTTTTATGATGGTATTTAAAAAAAATTCATACTTTAAGAAAAATTTTAAGGTTTTTATGTTATAATTCGTTCGTTTTTACCTTTTTCATTGATTAACCTTTTACCCCAACCCTTGCGGTTGGGGGTTTTAGTGCTTTGAAAAAGAGTTTTTACTTTTACACAAACGGGGGCTCACCTCCTGCAAGAGTTCATAAGAGTCTCCGTTTGTGTAAAAATGCTTAAATAGGGGCTTTCAAAGCCTCCTAGTCAGTCGCTACAAGCCCCTTTTTAAGTATTTTTCTTTGACTAGGAGGTATAAATGTCAAATTTACTTACAAAATATGGAAAATCACAATCAGGCGCGGGCTTTCTCATCGTTGGCAAAGATAGCATTAAGGCTTTTGGCGTTTCAAAAGCAGTTTTTATTAGCATTTTGGCTGATATAGACGATTTTTCACGCAAGCAGGGCAATGAACGCTTTTTTGCTACACTTGAAACCCTACAAGAAAAAACGGGCTTTTGCGATAAGGTTGTTAAGAAGTTTATGCGCGAGCTTAAAGCTGAAAAAATCCTAGACGATGGGGTAAAAGGCGTTGGGCTTGACAACAAAAAATACTATAAAATCGACTATGAGCGACTAGGCGAAATAGTGGAAAAATCGGTATTTGATAAGGCTTGCGATAAGGGTAAAAATACCCCGAACGATAAGGGTAAAAATACCCCGAACGATAAGGGTAAAAATACCCCGAACGATAATGGTAAAAATACCCCGAACGATAATGGTAAAAATACCCCGAACGATAAGGGTA